GACAGGGTAAGAGATAAGTTCGACAAACCTATGTATATTACATCAGGATATAGAACGGTAGAACACAACGCTAAAGCAGGTGGTAAAGAAAATAGCAGCCATTTAAGAGGTTTAGCTGTTGATATATCCTGTAAGACATCTCTTGATAGATTCGACCTTATAAACTGCCTATTAGACGTAGGATTTAACCGCATAGGAATTGCAAGTACGTTTATACACGTTGACATAGATTCTGAAAAAACACCTAACGTAATTTGGACTTATGCATAGTTTTGCAATTATATCTTTATTCCCCCAATCGTTTATTTGTGGTATAAGCTACTACCCAAGAAACGAACAATACCCATTTGATGAATTAAATCTATACTTATTTATCTTACAATTTCAATTTAGAGTGTATGAAAAAACAGTTTAAAGACACGAAAGTAGGAAAGTTCTTAAAATCCATAGGCTCAACGCTTGGTGATAACGTGGGCGATATATTGCCCGATAAAGGTCTTTTGGGCGTGTTTAAGCGACTTTTAGACAAAGATAGTACCCTAACCCCACAAGACAAAGAAACTGCCTTAAAACTGCTTGAAATGGATTTAAACGAGATTCAAGAGGTTAGTAAGAGGTGGGATAGCGATATGAAGTCAGATAGTTGGCTATCTAAAAACACAAGACCTTTAACGCTTATATATCTTACGGTAGCTACTACGCTTTATATAGTTTTGGATAGCTTAAACATCTCGTTTGATATAGACGAATCTTGGATAGAACTCCTAAAGACCTTGCTTGTTACAATCTATGTAGCTTACTTTGGAAGCAGAGGGTTTGAAAAATACCAATCAATAAAAAAATAAAAAAAAACTTGTATATATTATATTATATTATATATTATATATATATTAGTATATTATATAGTATATATAGATATATAAATATATATCATAGTATAGTATATTAATATATATATTATATAAAGAAAAATAAATTTATGTACATTATGAAATTTGATTTAAAGATTAACTACTTGGGTAAGAGAGAGGACAAAGGCGATACGGAAAAGGATATGTATCACTTAACATTCAAAACGTACAACGCACAGATAGAGGGTAAGTTTGAGAAGTCCGAGATACGACACATAATTCAGATATTAGACAACGCAGTACTTTGACACGCAAACAACTTGTAAAAAGATTAGACAATGTGTTTAGTCAGTACATACGACTACGCAACGCTAATTCACTTGGGATTGCCGAGTGTTACACTTGTGGAAAACAAGATAATTGGAAGAAACTACAATGCGGACACTTCCAAAGCAGAAAACACTACGGAACACGTTGGGATGAAACGAATTGTCAAGTACAATGTTCGGGGTGTAATGTCTTTAAGTATGGCGAACAATACAAGTTTGGAGTAAGATTAGACCAAGATTTTGGACAAGGTACAGCTGAAGACCTACATACTAAAGCCATACAAATAACTAAATACTCAAATGTTGATTTAGAGGGTTTAATAACTAAATATAAGTCAGAGGTTAAAAAACTAATGAAGTAGTATATTTGCAATGTCTGACACTTACAGACACCAATGTTTTAATGTTTAGGGGGGATTTTTTTTATCCCCTCTTTTTTTTATAAAACTTTTTTGTATATTTGTTGCAAACATTAAAACTATTTATATGAATTTACAATTAACTGTATCGAAACAGGAAGCGTTAATGTACGCTATTACTATTACCTTGCGAAACAAGGAACGCCTAATGACATCCAATGCTACTATTTTAGAATTAGAAGAAGTGTTGGATAAGTTAGTAAAAGAAGAGAATATTAGAATGTTTATTTAATGAAAGGAGAAGTAGAATTTTTGAAAGCGAGAACAATCGCAATGGAAAACAAAATCGCAGAACTCAACACAAAGATTGAGGAGTTAGAAGCGAAAATCGAAATTTTAGAAACACAATTAGAGATTTATTATGCAAAGTAGAATTACACAAATTGAGCCGAAAGGCACTTACACAAACGCATCAGGTACTTTTAATAAGTATCAGGTGTATCTTGCCAATGGGCAAAACTATCAGTTCCTTGCAAAAGGGGAATTTAAAAAGAATGTTGGCGATGACATTGACTTTGAAGTAACAAACGAGCAATACAAAACAGCTAAACTCGTGTACACTCAACCCAATAAGGTGTCAGGTTCTAAAGACCAACAGATTATCAGACAATCAATGGTTAAAGCTGCTGCGGACTTTCACGCATCAAGACCACAGTCAGACATTCACACAGTTATAGCAGATGCACAACTTTTAATTAATTTCGTAAACAATGAATAAGGTACAAGGCACAATTAAGGAAATCACTCAAACAGAATCAAGAGGGGATTTTAGATTTAGAAAGCTAACACTAACAACAAACGATAAGTATCCACAGGTATTAAGCATTGACTTCACACAAGACAACTGCGGACTTTTGGATTCATATCAATTAGGACAATCGGTTGAGGTTGCATACAATCTTCGTGGTCGTGAGTGGACTAACCCACAGGGCGAAACTAAAGTTTTTAATTCTATCAATGGATGGAAGATAAACGAAGCCACAGAGGAAGTAACCGCAGCTGTACAAGCACCTGACAGAGAGGGGCTACCATTTTAACCATAGGGGGTTTAACGACCCCCTTTTTTTTATACCTTTACAAAATGCTAATAAACTTTGAAGAACACACAAACAAACTTGACCAAGTAAGAAGCGGACAAATTAAAGAGGGCTTGAAACTTGGACTACCTGAAATAGACGAATACTTACGTTTTAAATACGGAAACTTCAACGTAATACTTGGACACGCCAATGTAGGAAAGACATCGCTTATACTTTACCTAATGTATCTTTATTCATTAAAGCACAAAGTACGTTGGCTTGTATTTTCAAGCGAGAACGAACCCTATGCGCTTATACGAAAGATTGTAGAGTTTGCGGAGGGTAAGCCTATTAATAAGATAGAAACAGAGGACTACAAAGAACAACTTAAATGGATTAACCTACATTTTAAGTTTGTAGATTGTCAGGAACTCTACACTTACAAACAAATCTTGGAACTTGGTCAAGCAATAAAAAAGGCTTGGGATTATCAAGGGTTCTTAATAGACCCTTACAACTCACTTATGAAAGACCGAGATGTACTAAAAGGTATCAACTCACACGAGTACGATTACCAAGCGACATCCGAGATGCGAATCTTCTGCAAGACAAACAACGTGTCTATATGGCTTAACACCCACGCAGCTACCGAAGCATTAAGAAAGAAGCACGGTAAGAACGAGGACTATGAGGGGCATCCTATCCCACCTATGGCATCAGACGTTGAGGGTGGTGGTAAGTTTGTAAACCGTGCAGATGACTTTTATGTAATCCATAGATACACCCAACACCCTACCGATTGGATGTACTCACACTTTCACGTAAGAAAGGTAAAAGACGTTGACACAGGTGGAAGACCTACACCTATGGATGAGCCTTTACGATTCCGTTCTATTATAAATAATGTAGGGTTTGAAATAAGTGGAAAAAATTTAGTAACTTACAAAACCAAGAAACAAACAGAAGTACCATTTTGAAATCAACACTTGACAAAATAGCAGACAAGCACCAAGATTGGATAAGGATAGTAAAGTCCTTTGGGTGCAAGGATTCCGTAGCAGAGGATGTGGTTCAGGAGATGTATATCCTTATGCACTCGTATCTTAATCGTGGATTAGACATTGATTATGACGATGACATCAATCACTACTATATTTATAAACAGCTTCGGGGCTTGTACGTTGACCTACATAGGAAAGAAGCCAAGATTGTAAAGGTAGATATTGACCGCCTTGCTGACTACGTTGATGAGGAAAACGAAAGAAAAGAAAAGAATATATGCAAGGCTATGAACCAAATGGACACGTTATTAGACAAGGTGTATTGGTACGATAGACAAGTGTTTGAGATTATAAGCGATGGCACAAGTGTTGCCGAACTTTCAAAGAAAACAGGCATCAGTTATTATTCGCTTTACAACACATACCGAAACGTAAAAGGACTAATTAAAGACAATTTAGAATGGGATTAGGAGATTTAATATATTACATTACCAAGTACACAGGCATACGCTATGTGTGGAAGAAATTGTACCCTGACTGCGGTTGCGACAAACGAAGAGATAAGTGGAACGATATAAAATTTTAAAATGCCAAAAGGAAAAATGACCGATGAACAAAGGGAAAGGTGGAAGCCTTTTTCTGAAATTATGGATGGTAATATAACAGAGGAACACTATAAGGCTATATGTGAACTACACGCTGATTTATATCAGCACAGGTATGAAGAGCCTTGTGGTTGTAGCCCTAAACGTCTTAAAAATTGGGCTGTACAAATAAACAAGATTTACAATGCTGAAAAACATACATAAGTACGAACAAGCTGTAATCTTTGCCCTTAACATAGATGGTTGGGATTTAAAGTGGACAGGCGATTCAATGTTGAGTTGGGATGCGCAAGGGCTAACACCTAAAGGACATAAGTGCGTTATTGAGATGAAGTTTCGAGATAGGTACTACGAAACCAAGATGCTCGAAAAATACAAATACAACAAGCTAATGAAACTTGATGATGACATAGTTAAGTTGTATTTTGTAAATGACCCTAAAGGCAACTATTTGTTTTGGCTAAACGACCTTAAAGATTTAGAGGTTCAGGAAAAGTATTGCCCATCTACGACTATGTGGGATGGTAAGAAACGAACAAAAAAGGTTTATCTATTAAGAGAAGACCAAGCAAGCATTGTAAACTTAAATATATAGTTATGTCATTGATAAGAAACTCAAACAAGGTAAAACAAGTCATTGACTTTACAGGTGTACAAAATGGAAACATACACCCATCAGATATTGATGCTGTGTTTGAGTTTGACAATGAATTACTAATACTAATAGAGGTTAAATATATAAACACAGACATACCGATAGGTCAAAGGCTAATGCTTGAAAGGATATGTAAATCTTGGCACACAGATAAGGGTGTCGTAATTAAGGTAGAACATAATTTTGATGGCGATGAAAACATACCTTTAGATTCTTGTAAAGTAACATCGTGTTTTTTAAACAAAACAAACATTTGGTACAAAGTTGACAATGTGCCATTCATATCATTTATAAATAAATTAGGTAAAAGATTTAATGTAGAAAAATGTAAATTTTAAGCTATGCCAATACCAACACCAAAACCAACAGAAGACAGAAAAGAGTTTATAGCAAGATGTATGGCTGACCCTGTAATGGTCAAGGAGTACCCAAACAAAGACCAACGTCTTGCAATATGTGCTGTTCAGTACAGAAAAAAATAAATTTGTTTTATAAACATTTTTGTTTATATTTGTACCAAACATTAAAACATTTATTATGAAATCACAGTATAAGTACAATCCTATTTTAACAGTAGTAAACGGTGGTCAGTTTTATGACGTACAATATAGCGTATGGAATGAAGCACCCCAAAGCGTTTCTTTTAGAAGCTACGAAGAAGCCAAATCATTCTTTAACACAATACCTTTAAGCTAAAACATTATGAAACGAGTACTTAAATTTTTACGCAAACACGAGAACGCTTTGTTCATTGGTGTTTTCACACTTATGGTGTGGGCAGGTATTATATTATTCCTATTATTCGCAGCTTGGTTTGATACGTTATGAGAAAGCTACCCACAGGAATATATACGCACATTGAAGACGGTAGGATAAATGTGTACACGCAAAAAGAGTTTAATAGACTTTACAAGCACAACGTGTGGTGGAGTAAGGCTAAAGAAACTTTAGGGCTATGAAAGTAGATTTTGCACAGATAGGACTTGTCGGACTTTTTATTTGTATGCTATGGATTTGGCTGAACTACAATATATAGCCGATGCGGATTCAGCTTTAAAAATCCTAAAGAAGTGGCAAGAGAAGTCAGACAACGATGAATTAAGACTATTGTCTGAAACGATTGTCAGGATTGTGTTCTATACGAATAAATTAGAATTAGAATCCTACTGCTTTAAAAGATTGATAAGCGAAGCAAGAGCAGATAAGAACAGAGCAATCGAAAGAGCAAGACGAGTAGAGAAAGAATTAGAAACATTAAAAAAGACAAATTATGAGATATGATGATTGGTTAGTGTATATGGAACACAACCACAGAGAGTATGGATATGAATGCCCTGAATGTGGTGGTCATACGGAAGAGGAAAACGAATATTGTAGCGCAACCTGTTTTAAAGCATCTTGGATATGATTACATTATTAAATGGGGAAACCTTTTTAGAAGAAAACCTATTAGACCTTATGCAAAACGATGAGTTCTACTATGGGTATATGGCTAAAGCAGCGTTGAGTTCAAGTTCGATTAAAACGCTTCTATCAAGCCCAAAGACATATAAGTACGTGTTGGATTATGGGTCAGGCGAAAGCCAAGCCTTGCGGGATGGTTGGTTATTTCACACCTGCATACTTGAACCACACGTATTTGAGGAACAGATATTTGTTGACGTACAAAGCAAGAACACAAAAGCGTATAAAGAAGCGTTAGCCCAACACGGTAAAGTGTTTACTCAAAAGGAAAAGCGAGATGCCGAAAGAGTTGCTGATGCGTTCTTACGAAACGAACACGCACTTAAACTACTAAAGAATAGCGAGTTTGAAGTACCTGCGGTGGGTATGATAGATGGCTATCCATTTAGGGGCAAAGCAGATGTGTTTGGTAATGGTAAAATAGTTGACCTTAAAACAACAACAGACATCAAAGCGTTCCCTTACTCCGCACGGAAGTATGGCTATGACGTTCAGGTGTATGTGTATTGTCAGTTGTTTAATGTAAGCTACAAGGACTTCACGTTCGCAGTTGTTGACAAGGGCAGCCTTGACATAGCTATATACGATGTGTCGGAAGAGTTTTACAACGAGGGTAAGAGAAAGACCCAACAGGCGATAGAAACCTTTGAAACGTTTTTTATAAACGGTGCAGACCTTGACACCTATTGTTTAAGAGGTACGCTATGAAAAAGCAATATATATATTCAACACAAAATTCCCTATGGGGCGATGCTGAATGTTTAGGTTTTGGTTCGGATGATTTTTATATAAAAGAGATAGAAAGGAATTTAGCAAATGATTTAATTGTTAAAAACCATTATAGTGGGAAATTTTATAATGCAACCTATATACATTTAGGATTGTTCGTAGAAAATGAAATAAAAGGTGTTTTGCAATATGGCTATGCTATGAATCCTGCAAGTTGTGGAAGTGTTGTTAAGGGTACGCAAAAAGATGAATACCTTGAATTAAATAGAATGTGGATAGCAGATGACGTTGGCGAGTACCCCGAAAGTAGGGCTATAAGCTATTCTATTAAATACATAAAGCGTAAATATCCTAAAATAAAATGGATTCAAAGTTTTGCAGATGAAAGGTGTGGTGGTTTTGGAATTGTTTATCAGGCTTGTTCTTTTGATTATTATGGAGAACATAATAGCACCTTTTGGGAATTAGATGGCGAAGTATATCACAATAGCTTAATGACAAGAAACCCCGAATTAAGTAAGTCAGCTAAATATATACAAGAAAATAAAGATAAGGCTGTATCTTATTCTTTAAGACAATTTAGATATATAAAGTTTTTAGATAAAAGAGAAAAGAAAAAATGCTTACTAAAAGAACAACCATACCCAAAACACTATAACAATGATTAGATTCGTAAACGACTTAAATATGGTAAAAAGAGCAATAAGGAATTGCGACTACCGAGATGCTATCAAGCTAATAGAAGAAATACAAGAAGAAATTAAATTATTAGATTTACTTAAATGACACACCCAAAGGAATGTAAATTAAGATTAGAGAACCTAATCAAAGAATACGTAGGCGAAGACATAAACGAAAGAACTCGTAAAAGAGAGGTGGTTTACTTACGCACAATGGCTTATAAGATAATGACAAAGGAACAATGTATGCCGAGCCATATAGCAAAGGTGTTTAAGCAGAACCACGCTACTATCTTACATCACTTAAAAAACTTTGAGTACCTTTATGAGAATGTTCAGGACTTTAGCAACACTTACAATCACTTACAAAGGTTGTACTTTGGTGTAGAGGAAGAACCTGTAAAGGAAGAAAAAAAGACAGTCAAGCGAGAAATGAATCCTTTATACGACATAGTAGATAAGATTCCTGTAACCGAAAGGGATAACGTAAGAGTGAGATTAGAAGCAATAATAGCAGGATTCAACATACGACCTAAAGGCTATCAGGGAAAGGTATATCAGTCAAACCTAACAACAATGGAGTAATGGATGCAGAGGGTTTAATAATATGTTTAGTAGTAGTTGTGGTGTTTTCTTTTTTAAGCTACATAAAAGGATATGACGATGGACAAAAATGAGTTCCTATGCATAGACGATATATTTGCTTACAAGCGATGCAAAGAACAATGCGAACAATGTAAAGAAGTACAAGAAAATGAAAATAAGAACAGGAAA